ATAGGTCCTCAGGACTGACAAGGACTGATACTTGTCAAGATTGGCATACTCGGCCTTGAAGCCTAAGCCATCTACAAGTTCCTCCACTTGCCTATTGTCCCAGTTGACCTTACTCGGGTCAGAGACATCAGAGAGTTGCCGTATACTCTCGTAGTCATCAAGTACTGACCATAGGTTGATGTCCTCACCATGCAACAACCTTTTTCCCAGTGACAATTGCGTGTACACTGGGATGGGGGGGAAACCGGCTGCCCCCTCAGCCACAAAAGCCCTTAGCCGCTCATCAACTTTCATCTCAGGGAAACTGCCTGTTAGATCCTTGTCTTTCCACGCGTCCAGGTACCTCTCAGCTCCTTTGAATTTCATCTTGCCACGAGTCAACTTCTCTATACGTTGACAAATTTCTGTCACAATAGGTGACCCTGGTGATGAATACCAGAGAGAGAGCGCCTTGATGCGCAGCAAGTACAGCTGCTTAGATCGTCTCAAGCCGTGTCCACCGCGAATCCAGAAGACGTTAAAGGCCTTACCAATATTTGTTAGGCGGTGGTAAGTACCGCCTGCTTCCACCCAACGAGCACTCAGGAAATCTGTGTCACCAGGCAAAGTCCCGCGTATCTCCGTGGAGAATTTCAGGCCAAGTTTCAACAGCAAGTCGACGTCAGGAACCTCCGAGGAGATTAAGCCATCGTCGCCCTCAGCAACCATCTTGAACTCCAAATTGGTCTTAGAACGAACCCAGCAATAATGCATTAAGCAAATTGCCACAAGTCCATTGCCAAAAGACGTCCAGAAATCGCCTGAGCAACGTGACTCCACGAACCATTTTACGGTACCGTGTTTCAAGACGCGCCCACTGTCAATACCAAGCTCTTCAATTTCCCTCACCAGATAGTCCATCCCACATCGCCTGGCCAACTTCTTGATAAAACGCATTTCAAGCTTGCGCATCCAAACTCGGATGCTAGACTCGAAAGCGCTGTAGTCGGTGACCACGTGGTCTTGGTCCTGAAGAGACACAACTTTCCTTGCCATTTGAACTATGTCCATATTTTTAACCTGATACTCAGCCATTGGCCCGCGGTAAGCAGCATGGATGAGGTCGCAGACAATGCACAAGTCCATGAGCATTTTGTCACTCATCGTCATTATTGTCCTAGGTCGCACGAACAAAAGTTCCTCCAACAGCTTTATGTTGCTTTCGAGCTTGAGGAACATACCATGTGTTTTGAATTTCTCCTCTTCTCGTACAGACATCTTGCCATCGAGATACTTCTTGTACCTGCGAATGTCGGCCAATATAACACGAGCACTTTTCTTGCCCTTATAGACATGGCGATACGCCTGAAACCTTGGCTTATTGCGCACACTTGAGACGTCAGTCCCATCGCACAACCTGTCCACGAGCTCATCAGAGACTCGCATAAAGTCAAAGTCCATAGGCGCACTTTCTTTTGACTGCCCTCTCCCGCCCGCTCCCACCACCAAACCAAGTGGGTCTGTCAAGGAAATAAGTCCGGGTGTGACTACCCTGGTGCCGTTCATCACAACGCCGCCTGGAGCGGTTGCAACTGGTTTCTCAACCTTTGTCGTCAAGGGTCTGTCCTTTGACGGGCGTACAAAATGGTTGACACCGCCACCCTCAATACCTTCCTCCTGATTTTGTAAGATAATTTCCAAATTAGGTATTATAGCTGCCTGGTTCGGTGCGTTCACTGCGAAATAGTCCAACTTGTCATATCTACTTGGTTTCCTTGGAAAAAGTTTATACGCAAGCCGCAAAGCTTCAGTTGTATTGTACACTGCTGTCGGGTCAGTTGTGTCGTTAAGTTCCCGACCTTGATGAACTGACAACAAGCAGTCTTCAACACTCTCACCTAAGCTTGCAGCATGTTGTATTTCCTTAAATTTACTGTGAAACCGAATAGAGTCAACGGTGAACCTCGAGATGATGCGCATGAACGGCAGCAACACTAAAAAGAAATAAAAATTTAGGTAGAAGTCCTGAGTAAAAGTGACGTTTTGTCTCGCTGTGTCGAAACGCTTTGGATCGCGTCTCTCAGCATAACCTCGCCTGTCCTCGGAGTTTGCCTCGACGACAGGTTCACTAGCTTCCATACGAATTTTTGAAGCAGTTAACCAGCCGCGTGTGACACGCTCAAAATTGCCCCGCACATTCATGTTATTAGCAACCGCTGCGCGCTTCACAAGAACTGTGTAATGCTCATCTGCATGACGAAGCACGACAGTTTTCTCGAAAACACGCGGGCCGATGTAGACCTGGCCTTCTGATAAGATGACAAGGTTCACATGGCGCGAATTTGCGTAATTTTTCATGAAACCTGGAACTCCAACCGTTCCTATGATTTCCTCGGGCGCAATACGAGCGCAAAAGTCAACATACTTGTTGACGTTGGGCTTGTTGCCAGAAGCTAGGTCTATAGCAGCTAAGCCGCAGAATGGGGCCCCGTGTTGGTCAAAGCTTTTAACGGAGAGCGCGCGGCGGTGGCCAAACCAACCGCGGCCTCCAGCGGCCACTTCGCACCAGTCGGGTTGTACAGACTCAAGATAAACGCGAACACGTTCTTCGAGAATCGCCGTAATTTCTTCGTGGGAAAACAGGCCATCATGACCCAGTCTCTCACCACACATAAATTGTTGGGCAATTTTCTTGAACTCTTTCTTGTTGCTCTTCTCTTCGTCGATTTCTTCCCCATCTTCATCAGAAAGACCTTCTCCCAGCTGCTTAGATTTCTTGATGGCTTGCTTCTTTTGCTCACCATCCAGCTTGGTGTCTGGGTCTCTCTGAACTTTTGATTTTCCCCCAGACCCTTTGTTCTTCACCTTAGAACTAACCATCTTCTTCCCCCCACCAGCTCCGCGGATCTTAGACTTCTCTTCCGTCTTATCCACCTTGTAGGTTATACGAGGTGTTGGTAAGATGTAGTTCTCAGCGATCTCAACTACGTCATGAATTTCGTTCGCCGTTTCTATCATGCAACAGAAAAGGTTGCCACCGCCACGAATGGTGGTCTTAGAAGCACGCTTTAGATTCTCGGGCTCGTCACCAACTGTCAAGTCAAGACGAACTGCGTCTTTGATATAACGGTGGTTCCGAGCCAAGAGAAAACACTTGCCTGCGTTCGCAATTTCTTTCAAAGGCAGGTGGTGCACCGTCACGACATTTCCGCCAATTAGTCTCCTTCCATTAGGGACCATGAAATACCCGTACTTCTTCGAGTAATTCCGCCAAAATTTATCGCTACGGTCTAAAGTGTTAATAAGAGTTCTCAACTCTTCTCGGGTTGTCGTCTTCCTCACATAGAAATCATTGACAAACCCGGTGATGAAGTTCCGCAGAAAATCACGCAAGTCACCCTCCTTTCCTGCGTCTTCAAAAATTTTCGAAACGTCAAGAAACTGGAAGCCATCTGCCATGAAATGAGCAACGAACTCCATGATATGGGTGCTTTTAAGTTTCCTCCTTGTCGCCCTAGCAGACACCTCGGTAAGAACGTAGTTAAAAACATCAAGTCCTGGGTTCCGAGAATAAGCTTTAGCAGGCTTCGGGAGGCCATTGGTCTGGTTGAAAGTTACAAGACGGTTATAAGAACGTTGTTTTATGTCCTGTTTTCGGCTCGGGTTGACGTGCAACATGCCATAATGCTTGTCGCCTTTCTTACCCACGCGCTGAGTGAAAGCAGGTTTTTCCTCAACATCCTTGAACCGCGCTTGCTTGCCTTTCGCTTCAGCATTCAAAGGTTTTCCACTTTTGCCTTTGATGCCTGGGTTAGTTACAATACCATGCTGGGTGTAAAGCTTTTCTGCGCGCCCCTTTCGCACGCTAGCTTTCGCTCCACCACCCATAACTATGTAACTTGCAACGCGGGACGTGCCCTGTTGCACCTTAGAGGCAATTGATGGTTTGCGGTGCAAGCACCCCTTGAAACCACTAAAAGGTTCGCCTAGTTTCGCCTAGGCATCGTGACCCGATGTAATGATTTTTCTAGTTTTGTATGGGTCATAAATATATAAGTAAATAACATCAAATATAACAATAGCAGCAGTCTTATTAACATACAATACACATATACATAAAGAATATAATATTAAACACATGTAATAACACATCTATATTCTATAATCCTACCATGGGACTAGCTCCAAGCTGTGTTGATCAACGGGTTGGTCTGCGTGATGTCCATCGCGAAACCTTTAATAGTTGTTGCAGCAGCAATACGTATGTGGATTAAATTACCACCTGGTGCATAAGGCGGACCGACAATTAGCATGAAGCCAATTGATGCAGTCGTATTACCATTGTTCACCGGCTCGTAATCATCAATTCCGGACCTGCCCATGTTGCCTGCGTAGACAATATTAGCATCTGGTCCGAACTGGGGGTCGTCCCAGGTTATTCCTGTTCCGGCCACGTGGTAGTTGATCAGTAACGTTCCGTAAAATTCATCTGGAAGACCGAACCAACCTCCACCCACAAGAGTTGCGCCCAACGTGTTTCCTGGATGAGCAATGTACCCGCCAGTAGTTACTCCAAAAGGATCTTCCTTGTCTGTGACATGTTCTGACCGAAAAAGATCAGCGAGGATCGCTTTCCCGAGTGCAGCGAACAACTTGGGTCTGCCAAGAGTGACTTCATACTCAACGTATAAGTGGCCCAACAGAGTTCCAGCAGGAAAGTCGCTAGCGTTAATATCGCTTGTCGCAACTTGAAAACTGCCAGAATCGTACGTTTTCACGTCTTCTCCATACGGGACCGCACCTACGCGAACGTAATGCATGTCATTCAAGGCTGCCTTGGTTTTGTCCATTTCCACACCAAAAAGCGCTTCGTCGCAAATTCTCGTCTCTTTCGTAGAATCGTACTCAGCCATTTCTCGGAAAGTCTCAAATTTTGCAGCACCAGCGTTTGCATTCGATGCCATGAGGATCGAACCCATTGAACCGCTTTGTGAAGCCTTAGATACAACTGGCTTGTAATGGAATACTAAATGTTCAATGTCGTACTCATCATAATTAGCCGCGACCTGGGAAAGCCAAGCAAAGACGCCTGACAACCCGGGGTTGATAGCAAACTTCGTGTTTGTGAAAACTGAGGGAGTTGTGGGTGACACTATTTTCATCACGTACTCTCTACGTGATACTCGCACGCGACCAGTCTCGTCGCCGTAGTGTGATGTCCTGTGTCGTCGATGGGGATACTCCTTAAACAGAGAGTTCACTCCCATGACAGACTGTGGAACCATCAGTTCACCAGGCTCAAGACCATAGTCGCCCCTGCCGTATGCACCTGCCCCTTTAGCAAGCTGCTTCACAGCTGCTTTAGTCAGTGCCTTCGAGACAGAGCCGCCTGTAGCGTTACCCAAGGCTTTCCCCCCCATCTGTACACCGGCTACGGCTGCCTTCAATGCAAGCCTTTTAGCCTTCTTCTTCAATCTTTTTCGCAAATTCTTCATTTGTTTGTTCGCCATGTCTGTTGTATGTGTCCCACCTTCTCGGTAGGAACCTTAGAGGCAATTGAGGGTCTTTGTAGTCTTCAAACCACAGTAATTCACGACCCC